TAATCTATATCCAGCAGTAACGTTGCAAAATGCCTCTGGTAGAACTGGATCCTATAATTCAACGAATTCAACTCTAACAATTTCATAATATGCTTATACAAAGAGATATAAACAACTGGTCATTTAGTACAGAAGAACAAAACGGTCTTTGGCATTTAATTTTTGATAATAATAAAAATGTGATAACACTATTTGAATCTATTGGTATCACATCCACCCAAGAAAATCTTTTTGTTGGTACAAGAGAAGAGTGTGATCAGTATATAATTGACGAAAATTTATATTATGCAATAGAAGATTAATATCTTTTTATAAATATTATAAATGGGAAGAAAAAAGAAAATACATGAAACGTCTGATGAATTAGAAGATCTTTCGCCAGAAGATGTTTTAGTAGACGGTTCTTTTTATAAAGGAAATGAAAATCTTTTAAGAGGAAATACGCAATTTAAATGGACACCTTCTATGATGGAGGAGTTAAAATTGTGTAATAAAAGTATATTACATTTTGCAGAACAATATTTTTATATTACAACACTAGATGATGGTAAAAAGAAAATTCAATTATACAAATATCAAAAAAATCTTTTAAAAGCTTTTAAAAATAATAGATTTAATATAGTACTTTCCAGTAGACAGAGCGGAAAAACCACTACCATAACAATTTATGCACTATGGATTGTTTGTTTTCAAAGTGATAAAAGAATTACAATTGTTGCTAATAAAGAATCTACCGCAAAAGAAATATTTTCTAGAATTAAAATGGCATTTGAACAATTGCCAGTTTGGATGAAACCTAGTGTTAAATCTTGGAGAATTGATGGGTTTACTTTGGCGAATGATTCTGCTATAAAAATAAGCACAACATCATCTGCTGGACCTAGAGGTTCTACTAGTAATTTATTGATAGTTGATGAGATGGCTCATTGTCCATCTGAATTAATGAATGAATTGTGGAAGTCTGCTATTCCTATTATTTCATCATCAAAAAAATCACAATTAGTTGTTATTAGTACGCCGAATGGAACTGATAATAAATTTTATGAGTTGTATCAAGAATCGCAGAAACCTAATAGTGATTGGCATTTGGAGGTAGTGAATTGGTGGGATGTACCAGGTCGTGACGAGGAGTGGAAAAAAGAAGCAATTTCCGCGATAGGTTCTCAAGAAGATTTCGATCAAGAATTTGCCAACGTTTTCCACGACCCAAACAAAACAGCAATTGATCCAAAACTTTTAGAAGAATTAAAGAGTCAATGCAAAGAACCTATTCTCGCAATGGATAATGGGAACTATTTAGTTTTTGAAGAACCAAACCCAGAATCATTTTATGCAATCGGTGTGGACGTTGGTGAAGGAATCGGCAGGTCTAATACTGTTGCTCAAATATTAGATGTTTCAGATTTAACAAACATAAAACAAGTTGCTATATATACAACAAATACTATGAGTCCTTTTCATTTTGGAACTCGTCTAATGGGTATTTTTGATGATTGGGGAAGACCTCCGGTTTTAATTGAAAATAACAACAACGGTCAACAAATTTTGGATGTTGTATGTCATACCCATAATTATGAGTCTGTTGTTTCTTATCACTTTGAAGGATTTAGTAAACATTATAACAACGAAAATAGATTTGGAATACATAATCACACAAATACAAAATATAGAGGAGTTACTAATTTTAGATATTGGGTTAATAGTTTAAATGCATTAAGAATATATGATCTCCAAACTCTTTTAGAACTAAGCAATTTTGTTAGACACGATAATCATACATATAGTAAAAGAAAAAGTGATGATTTGGATGATAGAGTTATGTCATTGATATGGGCAATGTTTATATTAGAAAATTCAATTACTGAAAAATATTATCAAATTTTAGATACTGATGATCAAGGGAAACCATTAAAAATTAGACCATTTTCAGATAATTCCGATCTATTGAAAAAAAGTCCATTATTAATGGGGTCTTCTTCCAAGTTTAAAAAAACCGTAAATGCTCAAAACCAATTTTCTTTTGTTGGTAAGTATAATAACGATGCAGTAACTCAATCAAACGATCAAGTTGATTTGCAAATGTGGTTATTAAATTGGGGAAATACTAAGAAAAATGAACCAGTAAAACAATCCGATGAAAATTCAAAAGAAGAATATAGACCTATTGTAATTTTTTAATATGAATCAAGCAATTTTAAATAAAACAAGAAATGATAAATTTTTAATGATTTTGGATCTACCAAAATACTTAAAAAAAAGATATGATAAAGTTTTGCAAAATTCTTACGATGCTGATTATATTCAATTTACCACTTATGGTTCCCCTGTTCCTTCTATAAACGTTCCTTCTATTGATGTGCCATTTGATGGACAGACTTATAAAGCATCTTCGTTGTCTAGACCAGCATATGCTCCTTTAAATGTTAGATTTTTTGTCGATAATGGTTATAAAAATTATTGGATTTTATGGACTTGGTTAAATCTTTTTAATGAAGCAAAAACTTCCACATCAGTTGTTGGTATGCAAGATATGCGTCATAACATAAATCCAAAATTAGATATACCAATGAAAGATTTGGTTTCCACTTTTAACATATATGGTTTGGATGAATATAACAAAAGAATAATTAATTTTAAATACACCCATGCATTTCCTGTATCTTTGAGTGAAATTAATTTTTCCCATCAAGATTCTGGAGAAATATCTTGCGTTGTTAATTTTGCATTTAATCAATTACAAGTTGAATTGGTTAAAAATGTTGATTCAGAAACTTGTTAATTTATGGATATAAATAATAGCAATCCAGATTTTTCAATACCGGTAGCCGAAGTTAATTTGGATGCATTGCCACCTGAAGATAATTGGCAACCCGAAAGTTTGAATCCCCAAGGAGTTGGAGATGCTATTGATACAATTTCGAGTAGGAGAAAAAAACAAGGACTCATTCATCAAATTCGTGATCAATTATATTACATTGAAATTTGGCTATATAACCAAATTGAAAACCAAGAACCTTTTCAAGTTTCTTTTTTGTTTGTTCATTCATTGGCAATAGAAGAGTCTTTGGATGATTGGTGGGTGAAAGGTTGGATTACTTTTGATAATACTTTAGAAATGTTTGAGCGTGGAAACGTTGCTGGTATTGGTAAAGATGTGAAATCTCCATATACATTTCGTTCTGATGGAAGAAATCGTTTGTCTATAAAATTATATCCAATTCCGAATAATGATGACGATGATTTTTTAGCATCATTCGAAGGATCAACTCGTCTTCCTAGAGAAAAGTGGGAAATGTCATTCGACTGTGTTATATATGACATAGAAGATATTCCAACTGATAATAATATTTTCAAATTAAAAAAATGTTATTTTTGGGATGAAAGATATCAAATTTTTTCTGAAAGAAATTTGGAATGGTCAACCGCAGTTCAAGGTAGAAAAACAATGTATCCAAATGATACTAATAATTTGCAACCTTATGAAATGACAGATATTCAAAGAGCAATTCCTGCAAATATTGCAATAAAATCTATAATTGATACTGCATCTTTGATAGACCCTTCTAATATAAATACAGATGGGAATATTTTAAAGATAGGATTTAAAGATGATAGTGGTTCTATAGATAATCCCAACATTCCTTTGAATACGTTTCATTTTAATTGGAATGATGGTCCACCTTATTCTGAAATGCAAAATTTAGTGATGTATACATCACCAGCAAATTCAAATGTTTTGGATGATTTGGAATATGTAATGCAAAATGCAATGTCTGAAAAGAAAAACCCTGTATTTTTAAGATTTAGTAGATCTTCGGTTCAATATGACCAAGAACGTTCGATAAATTTCGAAATTACTGACAAACCTTTAGTTCAAGAAAAGCAATGGAGTTTAATTTCTTTGGAACAAATTTTTAAAGAAGCAAGTGGAAATCAAATAGAAAGATTATTCATAGAAGATAGTGTAGAAAACATGAAAACTCCACATATTCCAAGAGGACCAACAGGATATAATGGTGATATTTTAAATTTTACGTCTGGAATAGCATCAAGAATAAAATCTTACAAGTTTTCACCTATGATTTCTATTGATGATTTGCAAATTTGCAACAAACCAGTGCATTCATATGACTTTAAAACTGGTCAATGGGTGATACATACAGAAGAAAACACGGCAAAATCTGTAATTGATTCATTTACAGAAATTGCAAAGGGTGGATTATATTCGTTTGAACAAAATTCAGATGCTCATTTAACAATAAATCTAAACAAATCAAAACAAAAAAGTATAATACATTCTAATGAACATATAACCAGAACATTTTTTCCAACAAATTATTCAAAAATACAAATGATGAAGAAACTTTTGTTTTTAAACCAAACAATAAGTTTCACTGTGAATGGGTTAACCATCCGAACACCTGGTCAGTTTATATTCATTGATAGTGCAAGCTCTGGTCCAAACAATCCTTTTGATGATAGGTTTTTAGGACAATGGTTAATACTAAAAGTTGTACATTTATTCACCAAAGATAGTTATATAACAGAAGTATTAGCCACAAAAGTTGATACTTTCAGTAAAATCTGGAACATAGAAGAGGATAAATTATGATAAGCAAAGAACAACTAAAGGCAAAATTAGATCAACCTAAAATAAATGAATTAAAAAATGGAGGAAATCCATTTAAAAATGTTAATAAATCCATGCCAACAACAACACAAATGGCAAAAAATTTAGGAAATTCTCTAGTCAGAAACATTCAAAGCGTAGCTGCTGGAAATCCGTTAAAAATAAGTGATTCCGATGCAAATTTTAGATTGAATATATGCAAAGGTTGTGAATTTTTTAACTCGGATTCCCAAAGATGTACTAAATGTGGTTGCCATATGGCAGTAAAAACTTATTTAAAGGCCGAAAAATGTCCTGTTGGTAAGTGGTAATAAGTTTTTAATTAAATTTTCAGCATATTCGTCTATCTTTTTTATATCTTCGGAATCATTTTCGTCTAATGAATTCCAAAATATGCAAGTATCTGCTATTGTTTTAATTATTTTGTTGTTTTTTTCTTCGGTTTCATTTGCTGGTTTGATATTTTCTCTCTCCAAATATATCAAAAAACCATTTTTTTCATTTTTTAACCAATATATTTCATCTTTTTCGTATTCACAATATCTAATATCGGGAATAATATGAATTGTATCTGGTTTTTCTTCGAAATTATCCAAAAAATATCTTCCTTTTGTCTTTTTTCTTAAAATTTTACCATATTCTACTAGCAAAGGACGAATCAACTCTTTTTCTTCGGTGTTTTCTGTAAATGTATCAATACCTGCAACGTTTTTTATCAAACTATTCAAATCTTTTTTGATTAAATCGCCAGCAATCGAAAGTCTTTCGACTTTTTTGTTCATTTTTTTAAATTTTCTGATCAATGCCCTGCATAATGTGTCTTTTCCAGATCTAGCAGAACCAGATATACCTATAAACGAATGGTATTTTAAATCTTCTATCATAAATATTATATAGTAACAAAATTACACGAAAAGTAAATAAAAAATTATGGCAACTGCTACAGAACCTAAAGAAATGTTAAAAAAAATCATTCCAATAATAGGGATTGATGCTACCATGATAATATACAATTCTACTGGTGCTGCCAATGGCAATATAAATCGTTTTTTATGTGTAATGGCAGTATTAGAGCAAGGATTTGATGCGGAAGGAATAACATATTCATTAAATGGCCAACCGGCATATTCAGTAAATAAAGAAATATTACATACTGTTACTGTGACATTTAACAGTAAACGTTTTGCAACACATGATGGTAAGGTTTTTAATTTAAGAGACAGGTTAAAAAAAACACCAGGCTGGAAACAGATGTATCAAGATGGTGAAAATTCATTAATCGATGGATTAAATGGTATTTTCACATCAATGTCTAATTTGATGACTCACAATCCAGCAACCGGACCAACCTCAAACACACCACCTCTTGTTTCTCAAATGCTTAATAAAATTCATCCAGAATTTACAAATAATATTGAAAGATTTTGCAATTCCATAAGAACAAGATCTTATCTAGCATTGCCAGCAATGGCATTTGGTTCATTGAGAAGAGTTGTTTCTGCTTTAAATGGTGTATTGAGAGGATTTCAAAGAATGATAGGTGCTGTTTATCAAGGTGTAATTAAGATTATTAAAATATTTTATTCATATATAAACGGAATAATACAACTTATTAAACGTCTTATGATGTGGGTAATAGAGCAAATAATACCGCTCGATTTAATTTGTTTAATTTTAGAAGCTGCTCAAATATTATTGGATGATATTAAATTTTTTACTTCTATTTTCTCTCAATCAGCTTCTTTATTTAATGTTTTAAATGTTGTTCAAAGTGCTATCAACACAGCATCCAGTATTTTTTCAAATCCATTAAGTTTTTTAGCTGGATTTTTACCACCAGAAGTTAAAAATATCATAGATACTATAGATAAAATCGGAGAAGATCCTGATGCTTTTATCACAGAACAATTACAAAATTATGGAATGGGATATGTTGCTGATGCATTAAACGGAGATTTGTTAGGAGCATTAGCTAGTAAATACGGTGGAAATAATAGATATTTAGCAGCAATTAATGCAATATCTGGAAGACTTGAAGATGCTTGTCCTAGAGCTTTTGAATATCCGCAACCTCCTGCCGCATCATGGAATTATGGTTCAAACAGAGAACCAGTTGTTGATGCTAATTTAAACCCAATAGATGGTGTTAAGAAAATTATAAAACAAACTTCTAATAATGTTAAAAAAGCATCGGCTAGTGTTGGTGTTTCTTTATCACAACTTGGTAATGCTACATCGGATATAAATCCATCAAGATGGGTTCAAGAAGCATATTTAACAAAAGATGGAAAATTAGATCCTAAGAAAATTGGTTGGCAAACAACTGCTGAATTAGAAGCACAAAAAAGAACACCATACAGTGAATCTATAAAATCATCTGGAGGAGTTTGCGGATAATATGGAAAAATATTATGGAAATTATTTAGGAATTGTTGTTAATTCGTCTGATCCAGAAAATAGAAACAGACTTCAGGTTTGGATTCCAAATTTAACAAATACATTATATACTGATTGGAATACTGATTTAACAAACAAAACATTAGAATATAATGGTCTTAATGATAGCAATCCGGTCTTTATAAGACTTAAAAATAGTTTACCTTGGGCTGAATGTGCATCCCCTTTAATTGGCGGTGGAACTGCGATGAATATAAATCCAGCAGTAGAAAATACCCAAAATGGTAGTACTGTTAATGTGCCAGTTGAAGACCGAAGTACACCTTCTGGTGAGACTACAACATTAGATACTGGACAAGTAGTAGATGCTAAAACAGGTGAACCTATTTTTGATCCTAATGTCACTGATATTCCTTCAACCAATGTTACAACAGATGTTACAACAGATGAAAACGGTGTTGTGCAAATATTTCCAGAAGATCAGGGGTCAAATCCTGAAATATTAGAAACTCCTTTACCACCAGAAAATAAAAATTGGAATATTGATCAGGAGGTAGTTAGTAGTGTTCCAACAGGTATTGATCCAGAAGGAAATCCAGTAGGTATAGCCTCTCCAAATGTTAATATAGAAAGAAGTGACGGAAATATAACACAAGATCACGTTGGTAAAACTAGAAATAGAAATTTGTCTGAAAATTTATCCCTAGCGATTCAAAACGGTTTAGCTGGAACTGGTCTAAATTGGAATAGTACTAGTGGGGGACAACCAACTAAAGAAGAGGGTGGGGCTAGAGTTGGTAGTACTAGACATGATAACGGAGATGCTTCCGATGGACAATTTATCGATTCTTCGACTGGAAGAACTTTAAATCCATCAACTAGTTTAGAAGATAGAACAAGAATTCAAAACGCACTTACAAGTTTAACTAATAGTGGAATTAAAGGAGTTGGGTGGGGTACGAATTATATGGGTGATTCGACATTTCACTTAGATATAAAGGGAGATAATAACGGTGGAACTTTAGTATGGGGTGCAAATGGAGCATCTAAAAATGCAGCATCTTGGGTAAAGTCATCAGTAAATTCTGCTTCTTCTTCTCCACAATTAGCTTTAAACAATCAATCAAACCCTGTTATATCAGATCCATTGGCTAGTGCTATTCCAGCCCAAGGAAACCCTTCTCCTGCTGGTGCTGCCAAAGGAGTTATATCATCTCCAACAGAAGGAGCAAGAGTTTGGGTTTTCTTTTACGGTGGGGATATACAAAAACCAGTTTATTTTGCATCCGCGATATCAGAATATGGACAAGCTTATCAAGCTTAATAAATAATAAATATGCCAATAGAAACACCAAAGAAAAAAAGAGCAAAGGATTGTTGTAGAAATCCACACACAATTCAAACAAATGCTGGTAGTATTATTTTTCAAGAAGATGTATCTATTGATTCTACAGTTGGTTTAAAAAAAGACGCATC